GGATCCATTAAATGTTCACGGGTCAACCCGACGCATGTTCCATCCAATTTGACGAATCTGAATACACCATTTGTCATAAGATTCCGAACTCCAGAAGAATTGGTAACTTTTCATGAGTATGTCAAACGTGTATCGCCGCCACCTGCTCCTGCTCCTCCTGCTCCGCCTGCTCCTCCTGCTCCTCCTGCTCCTGCTCCTCCTGCTCCTCCTCCTCCTCCTCCTGCTCCTCCTGCTCCTCCTGCTCCTCCTGCTCCTCCTGCTCCTCCTGCTCCTCCTGCTCCTCCTGCTCCTCCTGCTCCTGCTCCTCCTGCTCCTCCTGCTACTCCTTCTCCTGCTATTCATGTTCCTGCTCCTCCTGCTCCTGCACCAACCCCCGCACCAACATTTGCAGTGGATGTATTTGATCAAAGGGATCCAAGCAAAAAATATGATACCCCGCGCGCACGACCCGCAAAAATTACGCTTGCTGGTTCTATCGCTACCCTTGAATGCAAAAGCACTGAACCATTCATCATTAAACTGAATCTGCGTGAATGGAGATTTGAACCCGATGGAGACCAAACAAAAGGGTGTGCAACTGGTGCTAGCAAGAATGATCATGGATCCATTAAATGTTCACGGGTCAACCCGACGCATGTTCCATCCAATTTGACGAATCTGAATACACCATTTGTCATAAGATTCCGAACTCCAGAAGAATTGGTAACTTTTCATGAGTATGTCAAACATGTATCTCCGCCAACAGGTGGAAGCAAGAAGCAAACCAAACGAAGACAACCCAACCAAAATGGACTAACGAAGCGACTGACGAAGCGACTGACGAAGCGACTGACGAAGCGACTGACGAAGCGACTGACGAAGCATAACATTAAAACAAAACGATCAACTAAGAAAAAAATCAATAAATGATAAAAAGATAAAAAATAACATGTGATTCCAAAAAAAATAATATAAATTATTTATATACCTCATATAAATAATAAACAATGACTTGCAAACTGAATGCGTGCACCGAAAAAAGCACACGCGATGAAACGCGGCCAGTGATCGTGGTGGGAACCGTTATCGGCATTGGCTTGCTCTGTTATTTAGCATTTTACAAACGCGGCAGCAAATGAACTGAAATGGGTTCCAATGATTTAGCCAAGGCATTCAATGAACCGTTTCATGCGCACAAATATGGTTTTCATCATGATGCTGACCGCCTTGTCTACAAACGGCGGAACGGAAATGACGTCATCCGTTTTGGAGATCTTCAGTTTGAATTTGTATTGAAATTGGATAACATGCCCGTCTGACTGCACGTGAATCGTCATATTGGAATTGTTGGAATCAATTTGTTCAGCGCGTTTGGGAATCAAATGTCGTAGCTGTGACGGCGCGTCATTGGGAACGTTTGTGCTATTGCTGCAAATGAGTTGCCCTTGTCCTTGCTCCACATGCGCTGGATTAGACAAATGCGGTATGTGCGTGTAAACGTGCGTGTATCTCTTGCCTAAGCCCATGATGCCCTTGTAAACGAAGAGCTGTTCTGCGCGCGACGGATCTGCGGGATCCGGGAATGCGATGTGATACGAATCAAAAATGTCCTTGCTCAGTTCATACATCATTTTGTAAATATCAAATGTTAGCAATGAGTCAATGCGAATTTTTAAATTTTGTGCCCGAAATTCAATCAAATTCGTGTGATTGGACTTGTCTCGGCTTAGATAAACCGAATCTTTTTCGCATATCATGACAAAATGTTCCGTCATTGTGTAAAAATATAAATATATGAGCCTGAATATATTTATATTTTTATATTGTTTATTTCATTACACCATTTTGAATATTTTAAATATCAAGTGCCAAACTGACCGTGTTTTTGTCCGACCGTTGGCGGCGCTTGCTCTTGTGCGGAAGATGGTCGTTCTGCAGCTCCTTCAAGTCTGAAATGCTGATAGTGCTGGTCTTATCCTCATGTGCTTGTTGGGATGGTGCTTGTCCTTGTCCTTGTCCTTGTGGTTGTTGGGATGGTGCTTGTGCCTGTGTCTGGATGGTTTTGGTTTTCAGGCCAGATAGAATGTTGGAAATATCAGTGGGGCCGCGCATGTCGGGGCGCTTTGACACGGTGACCTGAGGAGGAGCAGAAGATCCCATGTTTCGCGCGGCATTCAAATCGGGGCGGTTAGAAGGCATAGGAGCCGCGGCGGTGTTATTTCCCGCACGGAACGGCGTACCCGCATCCGAGTTGGGATCGCGCACGCTGGTGGGAACTGGTGGCGGCGGCGGGCGCTGATTGGGGATGTAGGGCTGCGTTTGTCTTGGCGCTTGGGGTTGAGGGCCTTGGCCTTGGCCTTGGGGTCCAGGTCCCATCAAATCCCCCATGAAATTGCCGAACCCGGGGCGGTTCTGCGACATGGAATTCACGGCCGCTGCGGTGAACTGCTGCATGAGTTCTGGGTTCTGGCGCATGATGTCGTCCATGCCTGGCATGGCCGATTTGAACATGGTGTTGGTCATGTGCAGCATGATGGCGCTGCCGCCCAATTGGAACAGCAGCTTGAGCTCGGGCGCCATCTTGGCTTTGGTCTTGTACTTGTCGTGCAGCTCCGAGAAAATGTCGTCGTAGTCGTCAATGTTCTCATTCACCTGCTCGCTCCAGCCGTCCAGCTTGAGGTCAAACGGGTCAAACTTGGTGTTCAAATACTCAATGCCAGTGATGACCGACATGAGCATTTTGCCTTGGAACTTCACGCTGTTGCGCCGCTCGCGCTCTTCCAAATGCGTCTCGTATTCGCCCTTCATTTCCGCCAACGACGACTCCATGGAATACTTTTTAGTGAGCGTAATGCCCTTCTGCTCCAAATCCTCCAGCTTGCGCAGATACTTGAACTTTTCGCGCAGGAGCTCTTCCTTGGTCATTTGCGGTTGATCCACTGGCGCATCTGGATTCAGCGGCACGTTGTTGAACTTGCCAAAGCCATCCCACGTTTTTTTGTCGTCGTCGGCAGAGGCGGTTGAAGCGCCTAAATTTATGCCACTGCCACTGCCACTGCCACTGTTATTGCCGCCCAATTCGGTCGGTTCGTCTTTGAACGACACGCTATTGCCACCAGATCCAGATCCAATGCCACTAAAAAACACCGACTTGCTTGCAGACGATGACGGAATTTGAACATCGCTCAATTCGTTCAATTCGGCTTCTAGCGCATTGAGATCGCTGATGTCAATGTCGCCGCCGCTCTTGTTGCCATTGTTGCCGCCACTTTTCACTTTGTCATTCATGAGAAATTCAAGACCGCCGCCAAAATTGGAAGACTTGTTTCCTCCACGGGAGTCGCTCGGCAAATTTGAAATGTCAATGACTTCTTCCATCGCTACCGTCTATTCTTATGTTTAATTTATATCTTTTAAGTTTAAATCATACGCAATAATTAGAGACGGCACGTCCCTAACCACCACACGCCCTGCAAAAAGCAGTCGGCCAAATCGTCTTTTTTTTTGTGCTTCTCGAATCTAGCTGAATGACTGCTGCCACCGATCAAGGAGCGCGTGATTTCTATGCTGCGTTTTTTGCGGTCGGCATACCCCGTCTCCTCTCCATCCTTTTTTGTGTCAAACAGCTTCAGCTTATTGGTGGCCGATATGAACCGAATGTCTGGAACTCCGCGCATGATGAAGTACTGCGTGATCATGCCCTGCAGCGTTTTCATGCGGGTTGCCAGCGTGCTGAGCTGGTTTTCAATGATGACAACGTCAATGCCCGACGCCAGATGCGGCAGTGCGTCAAACCGCTGGTGCATGTTTCGGCCAATCGTGATTAAATCCACCGATGCCGCCGAAAACACTTTCGGTTTGGCGGTCACGGCAACCAGATACTCGCTGGCGATTGCAGTGGTTAGGTGCTGCACTAACTTCATCTTGCTCTTTTCACACTTTTCAGGAATGGGGGAAGAGAGATATTCAACAGAAAATGCCTTCAGTTGTTCCAGCGTCATTTTTTTGAGGGTTTTTGAGGAGGCAATTGATGGTTGCAATGGCATCTTGTATCCCGATGCGTTGGCGTGTCGGGTGCAGTAATACGACGAGGCGTCTGACGAAGAGTGTGCGAATTTAGCACTAAATTTGCATTCGGGATGTGTGCACGTGACAACCGCCGCTGGCGCAACAATTGCCGTGTCGCACAGATTCACGGTGTCCCATGCTACCACCTTGACTAGTTGCATCATGGATTCGGGGTCCTTTGAATGTGCGTTTGTTGCATTCATCAACTCATGGTTGCATTCAAACAAGCAATACGCCAGATTCTTCATCCCCACATCAATGCTCAAAATCTTCATCCTTGTTTTTTATTTTTGATATACCTGCAACCGTATGTTTATGTGGTTTTATTATTTGAAAAAAAAAATAACCACATAAATAATAAAATGAAAACAACGAAAAGAGTGAAAAGAGGGGGTCGCAAATGGTCCGCCAAGTATAAAAAGAGCATTGATTGCAGTGCCCCTCGCGGGTTTTCGCAACGTCAGTATTGCAAATACGGACGAAACAATAAGAAGACCATGCGACGTTAATTCGGCGCAGGGTAACCCCGCATCAGAAGTTCATTCTGAGTGATGACTGGCGCAATCATGCGCGCCTGCAGCTGTTGGCGCGACAGGTAGTAATTTTTCAGGTCGCTGTTTTCGTAGCCAAACGGCTGACTACTGTCAAGCACGCTGTCAAACACGAAAGGCACATTGCGCTGCGGTTGAAGCGGGTTGCTGGTGTTGTACACGCAGTTGCCGCACTGGTTGTACGCCTCCACTTGGTTGGCCTGCATGATTTGCGTGGCATTGTGCGTCAAGAACTGGCGGTATTGCGAATTTGAAGTTATGCCAGCCTGTTCCTTAATGCGCTCGTTCATGACGGCGCCAGGCTGCCAGTCGGCATAATTGCGCCCGTCTGCCATAATTGGCGGGAAATTGAAATGGATGTTATTGGATCCAGCGTAGCAGGTGCCCCAGCTCATTTTTATATGATTTGAATGTATGTGATTGCGTAATATAATATTTATATATTATTATATTATTTCATGAATTCGTAAATAAATAATTTCAGAAATGTGTGCGATAAATTGTATCCTTATTGCAGAAGCTGCACAAGATCCTTCTTTTTGAGTTTTTGCAGGTCGCCATCCTCGCCACCCAATCCGCGTTCCTTGGCCAATTGACGAAGTGCAGAGACCGACATGTTGCCATAATTCAAATGCAGTCCCTTGATTGATGACGGTGGCTTGTACCCAATCTTCAATTCAAACTCGGCTGGTTGTTCTTGGACAACTGGATCATGATCTTCGGACGAAGACGATTCATTGTCATCATCGGCATTGTCATCATTGTCGTCATTGTCATCATTGTCATCATTGTCGTTGTGTGTCAATGCATCCTTGTTGAGAGAAATTATCTTTTTTTGTTGCGGATCAGCATGTGCATTTACACCCGCAATAGTAATGCTATCAATGATATAACTGCTGTCAATGCAAATTTCATCAAGCAAAATGCTCTTTTTAAATGATTCTGCGAATTCTTCGTGATAGCTATCGGGTTGATGGATTTCATCGCCGATGGACCACTTGTCTGAACTCTGTGACTTGTTGTCATGTGACTCGTCTGAACTCTGTGACTCGTCTGAACTCTGTGACTCATCCGAATCAGAATCCGACTCATCCGAACTCACTTCAATGAGACCATGCTGTGTGATTGTGATTTCTTTGGTGGTCAATGAAATTGGCGCTTGCGCTGGTTGCGCTGGTTGCGCTGGTTGCGCTGGTTGCGCTTGACCATGCACATGTTGCGCTAAACCGCGCGAAATGATTGCTTGCAGGATGCGCGCTTGCTCCATCTGCGATTGCTCAATCACCGTGAAGCGCTGTTTGAAATAATAAAACACGCCGTAAGAAATAACCGCACATATTGCTAAACTCACAAAAATTGTGGTAGCACCCGAGAATGAAGATCCTGCAGTCATTTTCTTATAACTAAGTAATTGAATTATTATTTAATATGTCTTACATTCAAATAATAAATAAAATGTCGCTGAACGAACGAACGAACGAACGAACGAACGAACGAACTTTTTACATCCAGCAGGGAAAATGATTTTTTTGCGCGGCTTCATCTGATCATCTTCTATGCTTCCTAGACCGCGACTTTGACTTATTCTGTCCTAAAAGAACAAATCCAAATTTACCTTTCTTGGTGCCGTACCCAGCCTTAACCAAGCGGTTTTCTTTCTTGGCGGTTGCGTGTTTCTTTGCAGAAACGATGCGTCGGTGCTTGTTCATAATAAGGTTGCTCTTGACCAATTGTCCCTCGGTTTTATATGCAGACCCCATCCAAACCTGCTTTCTAGACCCAACCAGGTGAATGTATGACTTGCCGTTCACGTGATACTTTCCATCGGAACCTTTTTGGATTCGTTTCATTTTATGAATTATAGTTTATTTATTATTTGGTTGTTATGATTATTATGAATATTATTTTTCTCTCGTTTTACGAAATAAATATTACTGGTGCGCGAACTTTTCACATCAGGCCGGGAAAAATACCTTTTTTTGTGCGGGCACACCTTTTTCAATGAGATCTGGAGGCATGGGTCTGATCGGTTTGAAATATTTCTTATAATTTGCAATCACGTATTCAACCGTGTTGTCTTTTGCCTTTGGATATAAAAACACCTCATACGCATCCTGCGACAAGTTGGACGACAGCACTGCAACTATGTTGGGGTCATCATCAAACGCATTGTACATTTTGGACACCCTAGTTTTCCCGGTGGGCATGGTCACCATTTTATGCTTGCCGTTTTTCTCAATGAGCACCACCTTTTTTCCAGAGGCTAAACTTCGCCAGAATTCCTCCAATGGTTTATTTTTACCCCAAACTGTGGTCGGATCCGACTCCATTTCCAATGTGCGCTTTGACTTTTTTGCAGTGTGCTTTACCTTTTTTGTCACGCTCTGCCATCTGCGAACTCCATTCTTATTTGTCACAATTATCCAGTTGTTGCCATCATTGCCTTTCTTGATAACACCATTCTTAAATAATGTGGCACTTTTGGACGGCGCTTTTCTTGTTGGCATCTATTATGGATCTGCATACTGTGGATATAATATATTTATCCCATTTGCATTCATTTCTTCATTTCTTCATTCAAAGAGTGCTCAAAATGCGACGCGTGTCGTCAACAATGGACGCAGGGTACTGCAGGTCATATAGCACCTTGATGCCGCCCTTGATGGCCGAAATGCCCGGGCGCAGCGTGTATAAGTATTTGAAATCGTAGTTGCCGCGGTCGGCCACTTCCATGTGTAAATTATTAATGTTGCTGGATCCGAATGATGGTTCCGACGAATATTCTTTGATTTTCTCTCCTTTGTCTGATTCTGAATTTGGTTTTTCGGGCTGTAAGAGCTTGCACGGCTGAAACAGTTTGCAAAGCTGGATGTAGTGCGTGGTGAGCATGAAGTCCACGTTGTCGTGCTTTGTCAAGTGCATGATGTAGCCGTAGGCGCTGGCAATGGCTTCATACGGGTTGGTGCCCGAATACAGCTCGTCAAAAATGCAGAAGTGCCTTACCCCCCCGCTTGGGGGTGTGGAACCAGTCAGTTTGTCCAGAATCTCCTTGCAGCGCCGGGACTCCGCTTGGAACAAGCTGTCGCGACCCGACGTGTCGGGAATGTTCAAGTAGCTGTGCAGCTGATGGTAGGGACGGATGCGCGTGCCTGCCTCGTAGAACCCGTGTCCCAGCTGCTGCGAAAACAGAATGTTCAGCATCGTCATCTTCAGAATGGTGGTTTTGCCCGACGCGTTCGGGCCCGTGATGACCAGCCGCTTGTCCAGCGACACCGTGTTCTTTACGGGACCTGCTTCACTGGACTCGTTGCTTAGCACGGTTGCAACGTAGTAGCCGTTGACAATTTTACTGTGATTTGGGTCTTCTTCTTCTTTCTTCTTCTTGTCCTTCTTCTTGTCCTTCTTATTGCCATTATTTTTGTCCTTATTTTTGTCATTCTTCTCTTCAATGAAGTCGCACGCCGCCACTTTATTTGATGTAAGGAGCGCGCCGAAATGCGCCACGTGCTCCGCAAACGCGTTGAACCCGAAACTGTACTGCATGCAGGATGACACGGTCGCGTCAGAAAACACGGCGTAGTATTGCTCCATGACGTAGCCGATTTGCAGGCACTTCTTTGCCGTCAGCCCGGGCGGGTCAATGCGGTCCAATGCCGCCACCATGCGCTCCAGCTGCTCCCGAGTACGGTTCAAGTCGGCCGCAAAGGGCGCAAACGTGTCGCCACATGTGAGCGCATGGGCCGCAAATGCGCGCATTCGCTGAATTGTGGCGTCGGCATACGCGCGAATGGCAGCCAGATCGTCGTGCACAATGAACGTGTTGCGGTAAAAACGGTGGCAGGACACCACGTTCTGGTACATTTGCACGACGTAGAAGACGACGGACACCAAGATGTAGATGCGCTTGTCCCAGCTCACGGAGCTCATGTCAAATATGAGCTTGCCGATGGCGTGCTGCGACAGCATCAGTTTTATGATGCCGAAATACGTGGGCAGCGTGATGGGGACGCCCTGCAGCTTCAACAGGAAGAACGGCACGATGAGCATGATGACGGGCATTAAAAAGGATAATACGGGCGAGAAGAGGTTGTACATGCTGTAGCACTGCAGGAACGTGGGCGAGCGGTTCAGGGCGTCCAGCGGGGCGTAGTCAATGTAGTTGAATTTCTCGCGGAACGCGGCGTCGGTCTTGATACGGGTCCAAATGGCTTCCACTTTATCAAAGTCATTCAACGACCCATCTTCGGGCTTGTCTTTGGAAATGGCAGCAATGAAGCGCTGCGTGTCTTGCAAGTGCGGCACGCTGGTGGTGAACTGCTTGGCCCACATGCCGAGGTAGCGCTTGGCGAACGCGGACTGCGGCTGAAACACATGGGCGTACATGGATTTGGATGTAGTATTGGATTCATTCGCGTCATTCTTCACATTGGCACTATCATTCACCGTCTTGGTGCATTCAATGAGCTCCAAGTCGGACAGCACGCTCTTGTCAATGGAACACAATTGATCCTTGGGCAAATACTCCATGGGCAACTTGAACGGCGTGTCTAAATGACTTGGATTTGCATTTGTTGGATTTGCATTCGGTATTGATGCATTTGCATGACATTGTGTTTCTTGAAACTTCGCTAAAAGGTGCTGTATCATTTGTTTTTTAACAACTATAACAAATGATAGAATATAATGCATTGAATTCTACGAAATAATGGCTTAATTGGATTCAGATTTAACGACGATGAATGCGGATACATTTTTTGCGCCTTGTTTTTCCACCTCGGGGACGGGTATTCTCAAGCAAAACATCCATTTCGCGATCAATTCTGGTTAAATCATTATCTCCATTGTACATAAGCTCTCTTTGCAACTCGTTGAATTTTCCTCGGTTATCAGGTGACATGGTAGATTCACGGCTAGAGACTACACGAATCTTGTCTGTTATCAAACGTTTCAAAACCTCCGGAGTCATGGATGGTTTCCCAAACCCAAAAATGTTTGCCAAAAAACCTGATTTCGGTGCGGATGGTACTGATGATGGTACGGATGATGGCACTGATGATGGCACTGATGATGGCACTGATGATGGCACTGATGATGGTACTGATGCTGTTGATGCTGTTGGGGGTGCTTTCAGGCTAGCTAGTTCATCATCATTCAACATATATGCTGGGTAGGATCTTGGTGCGGCTGATGCTGCTGATGCTGGTCTTGCCACTGCTGATGCTGGCATTGGTGCTGGTGCTGCTGCTGCTGCTGCTGCTGCTGCTGCTTGTTTGGACAGTTCACTCATGGCGGCAAGGTCCGTCAATGCTCTTTTTTGTATTGCGTTCATTGGTGGGGCGTCTGATTTTAAAGCCGACATGCGTTGATCCATCCCCTTATCCTGGTCAATTTTATATCGTGATTCAACTGCGGTTTTCAGACCCACTACAAAAGTAAGCAATATTTTTTCCACTTCTATCAATTTAAATGCTTCGTTTTTTTTCAACCCTAATGCATTAACAACCTCCTTCGTCCGAATTTGGTCTAAAGTAGATGATGATATCACTATATCTTTTATTGATGGGGATAACTTTTCGCGGGCTATCAATAATTCTAACAATTTTTTGAAAGTAATATTCGGTGGTGGTGTTTTTGTATATCTATCTAATGTTTCCGCATATACAGTATCAAAAATTTCTGCTTTGGTTAGTCCGCCTCTTTGACTGCGTGTCTTCTTAGACCTACGATGAGGGCTGCGTTTTTGCTTAATGCGGCTCATTTTAATTTGACGCATAATATATGATTATAATTTACAATTAGAATAAAAAATCACATCAATAAAACTATTAATCCAACAACTGGTTCATCCCTTTTTGCGTCATGTAAAATGCAAAGCCAAACATGGCGCTGGTTGCGATGAGCCCCGTTAAATTTGCGTTCCCGTCCGCATTGAACAGGGCCGACGGTAGGTATCGGAACATGTACCGCTTGACTGCCGGCAATTGAAACGCAAAGTAGAGAATGGCCAGCATGAGCGGCGATTGAATCTCCTCGTAAAACGTCTCCAACGTGTCGGCGCGGTTGGATCCGCGCGTGTTTTGGTGCATGACGCGCTCCAGCGTGGAACTGGCTTCATGGTCATGAATGTAGTCCACGTGGCGCTGCGGTTGCGGGACATACGTGGGCTGCACCTGCGCATCCTGCATCATGCCGCTCGTGTCGCGGGGAATGTCGCGTGACGGCAGTGCGGTCATGCCCGTCATGCTGGCTCGTTGCACCCCGCTCACCAATTCGTTCATGAGTTTTTGGTTGGGTTGCTGGTTAGGATTCAGAGGCGGGCCTTGATTTTGAAGAGAAGGCGCTAAATCGGGCACATTGGGGGAATACGACATGGCGCCTGGTTCTGCCTTCTGGATCACAACATTCTGGTTCTGGGTGTTGGCATTTTGGCCAGATGCGGTGGGCAAGTCGTCAATGCTGGTGGTGTCGCTCATCCCTTTTGGCTTGTTGGTTATTTGTGTCTTTTATGTATTGCACAGATTCATGTTTCTGCAGTATAACGCAAACTATTTATTCCTAAACCCTATTGCACTTTACAATATTTTACAGTTTTATTATCAATCATGTGTAAATAATAAAACGAACCAAAAAGAAGACATGTACCTGCAAGGAAGTGTTAGAAATTAGAACCTAGAATTTGGAACAATCGCATGTTATATATGAATACGTACCTATGGTTTTCATTGAGTCCATCGGAAACACATGTCGGGAACATTTCCGGTGACAGGTTTCGATCCTGTGACCTTCCGCTTATAAGGCGATAACCATCAGTCTTTCGGACCTTTATGCAAGGACGAAGGATGCGACCGACGATGTTGTAGACGCTCTGCCGCTGAGCTACACCGGAATTATGAATGCTGCGTTTTACGTCACTTAGCTATGACATCAGGGAACTGCGTTCCCCGAACCCCTCCTCATGTAGGGGGGTTTGAGGGGGCGCTTGTCGCCCCCTTATGCGCTTCTTTAAAGCACACGAATTGAAAGATACCGTCGGTATGTTTCGATCATACGTCCTCAGAGTTATGAGCCCTGCGCGCTGCCCCTGCGCCACGACGGTTAAAGATACTGTGTTTTGCGTCACTTAGCTATGACATCAGGGAACTGCGTTCCCCGAACCCCTCCTCATGTAGGGGGGGGGGTGAGGGGGGCGCTTGTCGCCCCCTTATGCGCTTCTTTAAAGCACACGAATTGAAAGATACCGGCAACCCGGTTCGAACGAGTGACCTCGGGGTTATGAGCCCCGCGCGCTTCCTCTGCGCCATGCCGGTGACAAAGTGCTGTGTTTTGCGTCACTTAGCTATGACGATATGCTTCTTTAAAGCGCACGAATTGAAAGATACCGGCACTAGGTTTCGATCCTAGGTCCTCAGAGTTATGAGCCCTGCGCGCTTCCTCTGCGCCATGCCGGTGGTAAGTTGCTGCGTTTTATGTCCAGCTTGACAACCAGCTTCTGCAAAGCTGGCGAAGTGAAAGATGCCGGCAACAGGTTTCGATCCTGTGACCTCAGGGTTATGAGCCCTGCGCGCTGCCGCTGCGCCATGCCGGTGGTAAGATGCTGCGTTTTATGTCCAGCTTGACAATCAGCTTCTGTAAAGCTGGCGAATTGAAAGATACCGTCGGTATGTTTCGATCATACGTCCTCAGAGTTATGAGCCCTGCGCGCTTCCTCTGCGCCACGACGGTGGTAAGATGCTGCGTTTTACGTCCAGCTTGACAATTGTTGGGGCACTCACGGGAATTGAACCTGCACCTGTCATCCTGCTCGGATGGTCGTAAACCACTGAGCCATGATGCACGTTCGCTGTGAACTGCTTGAAACACAAGCAACGAAATGGGTATAGTAAGATGACGGATTCTGGATGACCCCATATACTTTTTTTCAAAGCGCAACATCTATGCGCGAATCATCGCATTTCGTGCTATTAACATTGTACGCAAAACACTTGCCGTCGTATTTAAACGTGAACTTCTTGGTTTCCGCCATGTCGGGCGCCTTGAACACCATGCAGTTGCGCCCGTGGCACGTCTTCCTAAATAAACTGGAAAGACCCAGACCCATTATTATTCCAAATACCACCCGACTGGTGGGAGAATGAATGAAGTCATGGAGTTGCATATTAATGCAATGCTAAATGTTTAAGTTGTTTTATCACTATATTTTATTTTTCTGCAAAATGCAATTTAATTGTTGCCATTGTTGCAATTGTTGCCATTGTTGCTAATGTTGATCACGTAACTTGGAACCGCTTGTTTGTTTTCTAAATGGGATGCAACGATGCGATGGGCACCATCAAGCAATGTGTATTCACCATTTTTAAATGCGATCCACACGGGGTTCATATTGCAATTGGTTTGAATCAACCGTGCATGATATGCCACCGAATCCAAGTCGGACTGTCCCCTTGGTCGGTCGTGTTCGGGGTATGGGGTTGTTGAGAGACGAATCGAATCAAAATTATGCAATTCGTTGCATTTTGATAACGGGAAATTAACAAATGTGCGATGAAATGTGTGACTGTGAAGTGCGGTTTCCATTGAAGAAAACATCCCAATGTGCAAGGATGTTTTCACTGAATTGTGCATGTCACACATCATGTTATGGTTTATGAATTTACCATTTATGTTTTTTTCCACGAACACACGCCCTTTGCGTTGGGCATTGACACGTATTTGCGACCATCGTTGCCGATCCGTTTCATCCCGCAGCATTCGTTTGCGGGATAGGGCGGGCCGGGACGCGATAAGTACTTTTTGGTAGTGCGCATGTTGCACCGCCGTTTTCCGTATATCATTCTTTTGCTGAATTCCCCCTTTTGCATTTGTTTCAAAAAAGATAAGGTGACAGGCTTCATTGGTGCTAAGATTGGTGCTAAGATGTGCAAATATTTTATTTTATTTTATTTTATCAAGTTTGCATGGGGATGGTTTTCAGGTCGTCGTCATTGGCGGGACACGTCTTCATCTTCTGTTCAAAGCGGAAGCAGTTGTGCGCCTTATCCCTAAAATTGAAGTGGTCTTCGTTGTCCTGCGTCGGATAAACAGTAACTATGCGCTGCTTGGGGAGAGAAATGTAGATGTAAAACACGCCGAGCGCGAAGCTGATGATGAACGCTGGCCATGAAATGTTGTTGAACACGGACATGATGGAATGAATTGGATAGAATATTCATATATTATAATTTTCACTTGCATTTCTCTCAACCCTTGGTTTATTCATTGTCTCTTTTTGGTATTGGCTTTGTCTCGGGTCTTGTCTCTGGCCTTGGTCGTGTATTTGGTGGTGGGCACGCCGTTATCCATGATGAACTCAATCAGCTCGTCCTTCCCCGTGTCGGGATCGTCCAAGTTTGCCACTTCATACACGTTGCCCGTGATTCTCTCTTGATCCTTGGTCCAGTTCCAAATGTATGCAGCCAACTGATCCTTGCGCTTGCGCGCCAGTCGGTCGCGCAGCTGGCGGTTTCGCGCCTCCACCGTGATGCTGGGCACGTCAATCTCAAACTCCAGCTGCTCTAAAGTGTACGGCTTCTGCACCAGTCGGAACCCGTCGTTCCCTGAGCGTTCCACGGCGGAATACACGTACTTCGTTTCCATGAGCTTCTGGGTTATTGGCACGATTCGCGCAACATAGAGTGCCACCGCATCTCTCACCATTGACGCGTCATCTGCGCGTCTTGTGCTGGGGCTTTGTTGCAGCACGTCCTTAAACTCTTGCACCGCCGCATAAAACTCGGCGGTCAGCGCATCCGCCTCTTCGCGGCGTTCCTCGTTCCGCACCACGTCCAAATACTTTTTGCGAAACCCGCCGTAAAGTTCCAGCGCCTGATTCAAAGCCGCGCGATCCGTTTCAAACTTGCGCAGCGCTTCTTCTTCAGTGGTGTAATTGAACAGCAAATCCAGTTTGGTCTTGATGATATGATCCTTTAAAACGTCGGCCGTGTGCAGCGACGCATTGGCCAGCTCCTCTAAACTCATGAACTTGCCCTTCACGATTTCAATGCGCAGCGAACACGGTTGGGATCGGTTGCCGCACTGCGCGCGCAGCACGCCGTCCTCGTTCGTGAAATGGGTTCCGCCGCTTTGGCCGCACGCCACGCATTTGCGGTTGCGCTTAAGATGCATGATTTTAGCCCGTTTTTGCGGCAGTGTCAGAGTGTCCGATTCCTTGACGGTTTTCTTATGTTCCTCGTATCTCTCGTCATAATCGTGTTTATACCGATAATACTCGTTCAGGGCATCCACGTAGTCGGCCTTGCTCACATTCGTGATTGGTTTTGTTTTTGGGTTCGGACTCAGATCAGTTGGATCAGTCAAACCAATCGGATCATTAGTTGTTGTGGTTGTTGTGGTTGTTGTGGTTGGGTTCATTGATAATGGATCTGCATTGTATGTTGCACACATTATTTTTTTGCACGGAGTTACTTACAAAAATATTTTGCGACCCTTGATCAATTCCACTTCAGGAACTTCCCATTTAGGAAGCCCAGTTATAAAATTGCCACGCGATGCAGCGTGGTTTGCGGCATTCACCATCCGCAATTTAGAGAGGATGTATTCCTCCTGCTTTCGTCGGATGACGACCTGCTCTTCGGGCGTCGGTTTGCTGCTGCGCTTGTAATACAGCAATGCCCCTAAAATGAGAACGAACAAGCCCAGCATGCAGGCATTGAACACCGCAGTGTGGTACTCTTCGCGCAAGCGGTTGCACTCTTTCAACACCCCTCCGAAAAAGTACTTGACACCGGGTTCAATGAGCGATGGCGTTGCATGATTTTCATACATCGGGAGATTTATATTATGCTATTAAAAATTCAAATTAATTTATACACATTGTTTATACGTTTATACTGTGTGCACAATACAATACAATGGTTGCAGCGCCCACGAATGCCCCCGTGACATCCAGTGCCCCCAACAACGGGATGATGAACATTGGTATTTATAGCACGATGTCGCTAGTGTACGTGTTGATTGATTATTACACCCACAAAGGCAGCAGCGAGAAAACCGATGGCACCGACAGCAAAACTTTGGCCTTCATTTTTACGATACTCGTGTGGCTGGTTCAATTCTTCATCACGTATCTCTCGTTGCAGCAACAGTGCAATACCCCGAATTATTGGCTGGCGGCGTGGTCGTCGTTTGCAATCTGGTTTTTGCTGTTTGTGCCTCTGTTTTGGTTCTTGGAATACATGCCCAGTTGGCTGGAGCCATTTGCGAACACGTTCGGTTATTTGTTCATCCGGTTGAATGGAGTGGTGTCCTTCATGGACAGCATATTGAAAAAGGACAATAATAGCAAAATCCAAAAGTATTTGGATTACATTAAGGAAGACCCGTGGGCTCTGTTCAGCATGCTCACCGCATCAACTGCTGACCCTGCAATTGACGCCAGCAAGAAATTCGACGACCTGCAAGCTGAGGGATATTTAATTAATACTAGTTCGGACGCAAAATCCACGTTCGTGAACTACGTGCGCGCAAAAGAAAGCGTTGCCAAATTTGTGTTTTACGTGCTGACCCTGAATTTGATGGCAGACATGACGTTCATCGTGGGACAAGAAAATTCGCCGTGCGCCATAAACATTGATGAATTGAACGACGCCGCCACAGCCAATACGAATGTTAAACCCAAACCCACCAACGCCATCGTTTTCAAGACTTCCGAATAGATTGCATGATTTTTTATTTTATTATTATATTATATAACAACAAAATGCACCACAGTCGCAAAACTTGTCGCAAGGCTCACAGTCGCAAATCTTGTCGCAAGGCTGGTCGCACTGGTCGCAAGGCTTATCGCAAGGCTGGTCGCAAGGCTTATTACAGTCGCAAAGCTTATCGCAGTCGCAAAGCTGGATCAAGTGCCCCCAGTCCGAGCTATGTTGTATACCACCTTGCGGATGATCCTCTCCCAGATTGGCATGATCACCAAAACTGGCTTCCCCTGTTTGAACTTGAGATTCCCATGCTTGATAATGCAATACCTCTCATACTGAAACATCCACAAAACATATACAGAGACCGAATTGAAAGGGGAGAGTACGAGATCGTAGAGGATGGAACGGGGAATTATTTGATTCGTTATGTGCAGACGCCAGCAGAGATGGCGGCTTCTGCTGCGCATACTGAAGATTTATTGCGACGGTTGGCTGCTTTACGGGATGAGTAATGATTTATAAATAAAGCATAGGACTAGATGCGTAAAGCACCAACAAATACGAGAGAATTGCGAGAATAATTGCGACGAGCCATGCGGGAACCACGGTTTTTCGCTGGAAACCGATGCCGAACTGGCGCAAACTGCCGTCCTCGTTGTACATGAACCGAGGCTTAAATGATTGAACCGCCACAAACACCGCTAAAAACACCAAGATGGAAAATGATGTGATGTGCTGTTTAATGAATAAATGGTTGAACAAATACATTATTTGGGGTTGTTGCTTGTGATGCTTGTGATATTATATAAACACATATTTATTTATATAATTGAATGCATCCCTTTATTTTTTTTTCAAATTGGACAGCGGGTGCCATTGATCGTCTGCGTTATCCTTGTACTGAAAACACGGATCCGACCACACGTTGGTTAACCCCGTGGTTGTGGCCCAAACCTCATTGTGGTGCAGGCGGGCAAACTGGCGCAACGTGTCGAACGCCACTCCATCTGACGTGCGAATGATGCGGTTGGCTTCGGCGTCAAATGTGGCATGCCATTCGTCGCATTCGTCGTTTGCGTTTGATAATATAACGTGACGCAAGTGCATGCCGTCTTTCAAGTGTGCAAGCTGGTTCTGCTTGCCCACATTGCGTTTACCACTGCAGCTAGACACGCTTTCGTCATCATCGTTGTTGTCGTCAATTGCTGGATTGACTGGATTGACTGGATTGACTGGATTGACTGGATTGACTGGATTGACTGGATTGACTGGATTGACTGAATCATTAGATTGAATGGGTTCATGCAATTTCGCAACCGCAGTCGCCTCTTTCACGTAAACGGTTCCGTAATACCAAATGCAGTCGCTGGAATCAAACACGCTAGACGTAGGTGGAGGAGCGAAAGGCGCAAAAGGCGGCACAAAGTAATTCAAATCGTTCCCATTAAAATACAAATGACTCTGTGGTTTTTCAATCACGTGAAAAATGGGTTTATGCGAGTTGAAGTGCGGTTTTTGTATGCCCTTGGAATGTTTGGCAAAGGATGGCATTGATTTGTTTAGTTATTTAATTGTAGTGCATTGCACAATCTTTATGTTTTTATTCGGGTTATTGATTTGTTGGAGGCAAATTCAATCTTATCATAAAATTAGTTTAAAATCATCATTATTAATGTTAATAATAATCATATCATTTCTCTCTGTTTCAACGTTCTAAAACCATGCCAACTCCATTTGAATTGATGTATCGCAAACAGAAGCACCCGCGGCTGTTTGAATCTTTAGAGGCTGCACAGACGGGGATTTGCAATTTGCAAAATTACATTCCAATATACCATCGTTTTTTTTCATTGTCCGATACAAATCACAACCACATTAATTTGAATCACAGACACCATGTTGCATCGGTTGCAGCCGGTGCAAACAAACACGTGGTGTCCGTGACACTTGAATCCACCGATTCCGAATCGCCGCTTGTGAAAACGGACGCGTTCATCAAATATTCACCTCTCTTGGATCCCATCAAACATTTGTCGGGAAAGTACGACATGGCCGTCAACGATTTGCTCACGCTTCCCAAATACGAGGGCGTGGCGGATTCAGTGCATCAGAAAAAAATGCACGACCCGAATAATTCGTCATATGTTGATTCATTCTTCACATATCTCACCAGTCAGGCGTTGCACACTCACGGATTTGTGCACGGGATTGATTTTTATGGGTCATTTTTAGCCAACCAAGATGAATTCACCGTAAATGTGTATGATGAACTGGAGTATTTCAATACGTGTGATTTTTTTTTGAAACACAAGAACAAGCTGTTTCGGTTGGATGACGGCAGGGGTGACGATGACGTTGCCACTGGCAAATTCAATTCCACCCAAACATCCAAACCAATCATGACGATTGGCGAAGACATGGGCGATGAATTGTCATTGTCATTAGAGGACAATGCGGCATGTGCATTTGACGACGTGTTTGTGGCGGCGGCGTCGGCGGCGTCTGGATCGGACAATGCGGCGACTGGATTGTTGAACCTAGAAGAATGCGTGATTGCAGATCCCGATGACGATCATCTCCGCATTTTTTCAGGGTCCAACTCCGACGACAGCGACTCTTGCTCGTCGCGGTCTTCTGCGTCCTCGGACGAATGCCATGATAACGAAAACGATGATAACGACGACGGCAATCAAAGTGATGGCTCTAACAGCAGCAAACACAGTGGCTCTAACAGCAGCAAACACAGTGGCTCTAACAGTGATGGCAGTAACAGTGATGGCAGTAACAGCAGTGATGGTGACGACGAAGTGCACAATGCGCATATTTTCAATTTTCCAGTGAATGCAATTATTATGGAAAAATGCGACAACACGCTGGACAGCCTCATGTATGGCAGGAATGAACTCAGTGAGCCCGAGTGGGCAGCCGCGCTCATGCAGATCATCATGACACTCATTGCATATCAACACATGTTTGCATTCACGCACAACGACTTGCACACGAACAATGTCATGTTTGTAAAAACCGAAAAGAAGTTCCTGCATTATTTGTACAACGGAGTGTATTACCGAGTTCCTACGCACGGTCGCATCATAAAAATCATTGACTTCGGGCGCGCCATTTACAAATACCGGGGTCAGACAATGGTGAGTGACAGTTTTGACCGCACGGGGGATGCGGCAACGCAGTACAACTGCGAGCCGTACATGAACCCGAAAAAACCGCGCCTAGACCCGAACCCCAGTTTTGACCTGTGCCGCTTGGCGTGCTCGTTGTTTGACTATTTCGTGGAGGACATCCGAAACGAGGCAGAGTATGATGCGACGCTGAAAGAAAGCCGCGTGGCCAGCATGGTCGTGGAGTGGCTGAAAGACGACAAGGAGCGCAACGTTCTTTACAAGAAGAACGGCGACGAGAGATATCCCGACTTTAAACTGTACAAAATGATTGCGCGCACCGTGCACGGCGCCGTGCCGCACGATCAGCTCAGCAAGCCCATGTTTGCGCACTTCGCCATCCCGCGCAAACAGATCAATGGCAAGCCACACATCATGGACATTGACGCGCTGCCGTGCTACAAGGACGCCTAATGCCGCGTTTGGGTCCGCTTTTTGGTCCGCGTTTGGGTCCGCGTTTGGGTCCGCGGTTGGGTCCGCTTTTTGGTCCGCTTTTGGCTTTTGCGATGATTGGAAGCCCCCATCCATGGTTTAGAACCACGAGGGAGCAATGTTTCTTTACCGTAATCGCGTTCTCGTTTTAAGGTCAGATCTCTTAACAAGACCCCGATGTTTGGAACTCGTGCAACGTATCGCCCATCCTCTCGTTTTCTAACAATCCAACGATAGCGCGGACGTTTCACATTGGGCAAAATGAATAAGTCAACTTTTCCCACGAATTGGTCCATGATTACAAGAAATTATAAATTAATAAAATATTATATATATATATTAATTTAATTAAATATCATCATGTCCTCCTCCTCCTCCTCCTACACGCCGTATGTTGCATATGAATCAGCTGAATCATTCGGTAAAGCAGCAGATAGATTCGCTTCTGCAAACAACAAATTGATTGCACAAAGTGGATATAAACCCTCAAAAACGGTATTTGATAATGGAAGTATTGTAGCGAATGCTCCAAATGGTAGAACAGTTGTTTATAATCCTGCTGCTAATGAATGGCGCCAAATAGGGAGATGGAATGGGGGGGTGCATAAGAAGATTGCAAAAACAAGATGCAAAAAATGCGCCAAGAGTTCAAAAAAATGTAGACATTCACATCATAAAAATACAGCAAAACGTAGCCGTCGCTGCCGCCGAACGAAACAAGAATGAATCATTATGAATTTAAATGCATCATTATATGTATGCTCATATAATCATGATCACGATTGCAATGAACGGCGGCCTCGGCAACCAGTTGTTCCAAGTGTTTGCCGCGCTGGCTGCGGCCATTCGCAACGGCGACACGTGTTACTTCCTTCACACCATGAGAGATGCCAGCGGGAAACGAGGCACGTATTGGAACTCCTTGTTTCATGCGTTGAAACCAATGACGGTGATTGCCACTCAAGCCAATCTGATGCGGTTCATGCAGCTGCCAACGCACCAAGAGCCTGGTTTCAAATACACTCCGCTGCCCCGACAAACCACGATGAATTCCATGCCCCTGAAGCTGAAGGGATACTTTCAAAGCGACAAGTATTTTGCCGACGTGCGAGACGAAATTTACGAAAAGCTCCAACTGATGGAGCAACAACGACACATTCGCGCCATGTTTGCGGAGAGCACGTGGTTTTCATGCGAGACGACAGTCACGGTTGCGATGCACTTTCGCATCGGGGATTACAAGCACATTCAGGAGGCGCACCCCATTTTGACGCTGGAGTATTATCGGCTCGCCTTGAAGCACGTGATTCAGCATGCGCCGATAAAGCACAACGATTCGCAGGGGAAAATCAACGTCCTGATTTTCAACCAGGCGTGCGACAATGCGGTCATTGTGGACCACATGCGTCAATTGAGCACCGAATTTGCGCACCGGTGCCAGTTCCACAAAGTGCCCGACATGTTTGACGACTGGAAACAGCTGCTGATGATGAGCTTGTGCGACCACACCATCATTGCAAACAGCACGTTCAGCTGGTGGGGCGCTTACCTCAACCAGACCCCAGATAAAATCGTGTGCTATCCGAGCACGTGGTTCGGGCCAGCATTGAAAAATCACGACACGCACGACCTGTTTCCCGCGAACTGGATTAAAATTTGAAGGCGCGCGCGTGTGCGCATATCAAAAAAAATTGATTTATAGTCAAACATGCCAATAAAACAATCAACCCCAACCAACCAAGAATTCAAATCAATCAAACCACATGGAACTACCCAGATTATCATACGCCATCTGCAAAATGCGTGAAGAAACAGCGGATGGAGAAGCCACGTATGCCGTGGGTCGTGTGTTTAATGTGCCCGACGAGGTAAGAAACATGAATCCCGACACGCCAATGCACTTGTGCGACCCGTCCAAATTGATCACGCAGCACCGGCTGGGAAACCACAGTCTGCCGCATCGCACGATTGACCCTGTCATGTATGACGAGTCCGAGATAGCATGGTATGGATCCGGCATTCTACCGCCGCCACTCTACATGTGCTTCATCATCGGGCGGAAGTGTTACTTGTGCGGTGACATGCAGGATTCCAGCGACGACATACACGGAGAATGCACCGAAAATTTCAGTGAGGGGTACCGATTCTGCACCGCGTGCGCCCCGTATTTCCGCCAAGCTCTTTACAAAACGCTGGCACCCATTTGGCGGTTCCGGCTGGAATCGGAACGCGCTCGTGGAGTTCGGCGCACGCCCGTTTGGGTGCATCGGACCCGCCGCGACGAATCCGGCAAATCTGACCGCACGAATTCGGGGCGGCCGTTCCGATACACGCAGTGGTTTGTGAGTTCGTGGATCACATTCAAGTCCATCAACAAACACGATCCAGATCCAACCAATCATTTTGAAGAAGACCTCGTTTACGTGGAAGAATGGAACGTCCCCCATGACGCGGAACCCATGAGCAAATGTGTGTCCGTCATGGACCTCTTCTTTGCGAACCGTGGCTCCCTTACCGACGCGAATTACGACCCGAATGCGGATGACCCGCTGAACCAAATCCGACACCTGACGCTGGATGAAAAACGGGCGATCATGCAGCGAGAATCAGCGCCATTTGAATGAATGAATGAATGAATGAATGAATGCTCAATTCGGACAATTGCCGGGTCCGTCTGTGCAATGAAGTGATGTGTAATGTCCATTGTTCATATTGAATATATACCATGTATTTGACCATGTTGCATTGGTGGAATCCCCAATGTACAGTTGATCCCATCCAATTCCGTTTGTATTTACCACATAAATGTGTATTTTATACAATTGTGCTGCCGCCGAAATCTCAATTTCGGTTCCATACGTGTGTTGTTTTCTCATCTCATATTCATAATTATTCATGTAAAGTGTTTGGCCATTCACATCAACCCCCATATGAATTGCGTCTTGAAATGTTTGCTGGGTGGAATTAATAAAATAATGGTTCAAATTCTTCATCACGTAATCTACAATTTTTTGCCGTAATATGAACGCAGAACCGCGTAGATCTGCATTGGGAGGCATTCTATTTGCTCTCATGAGTGTTTCGGCTAAGCTGATAAAAAGACAATCGCCATATCCCCCGTTGTCAACGACAACAAAATTTCGGATTTCTGGTTTTTTATACAATTTTATGAAAGTTGCAAACGCGTTGCCTTGTCTATCTTGTTTCGTGATTGGATTTTGTGTATTCTCATTGCGAATGCAAGCATCAATCGCCTTATGCAGGTTATTATACTTTTGCAATGCATGTATTGCTTGATTTTGATCAAACCCCATTGCAAGCATGGTGTCTAAATCTGCTTGTGAATAGTTATGAGTTTTAAATCTTTGAAATCCTTGTTGAAGTTGAGGTTGAAGCAAATATGATGTTGGACCAAACATATTGAGGTTGGTGATGCCTCTTGTTGGGGCTAGATACGATAAGTTGGACTCTGGGTTGGGAATAAATGAACGGTTCGGTTTGAGGGCAGGAATTACGGGGGGCCTATTCATAACGGGATCTATCGGAATTACGGGGATTACGGGAGGCCTAATTGCAGGAATTACAGGGGGCCTGATTACAGGGGGCCTAATTACAGGGGACCTAATTACAGGGAGCACAGGGAGGTCCGTGAAATTGGAATCATCCGTCATCGTGTCGGGCATGGGATTGGGATAGTCGTATTTGGGTTCAATGACAACGGGATTCCGGTTGGACATGGGTTTCAAAGTGGGTGAAGTGCGTTTCAAAGTCACACCACGATCGGGACCACGATCAGGACCATGATCATGACACTTTATATTTTTGTCATTTACCTTGGAAATCAAATTGGGATATCGTTTGCCCAACAATGAATCCTCGTTCATGAATTTTTTACAAAATCTTGCATGCGACATTACTATGCCTTTTTTTCTTGTATTGAACAATTTGGCAAGCAGATTGGTGTCATTGGGACGAATGAACCACTCAATTGGGTTACCATTTTTGTCCTTTTTCAATTTCACATCCAGCCCTTTCCCTTTCATTGTTTTCATCCATTTTTTTCCCACCTTTTTGTATTCGTGGTTATTGTCTGACGTAATGAATGTTGTGAAGCCGCCGCCGCGTGTTTTACGTGTACGATTACATGTGCGGTTGGTTTGCATGTTTATGTTTATTTTATGTTTTATCTCATTCATGAAATAATAGAATATTTTATTTGTGCAAATGTGCAATGCGGCGAATGCCGTCTTCAAAATTAACGCGAATGTTCCAACCGAGTTCTTTCAGTTTGGCATTGCTGATGTAATACCGCTTATCGTTAAACGGACGGTCTTCAACAAATTCAATCCATTTTTTGTAAAGATCCTCGCTTTCGCTTTTGCTTTTGCTTTCGCTTTTGCTTTCGCTTTTGCTTTCGCTTTCGCCTTCGCTTTTGCCCTCTTTCATCAACCGGATCAGCATGCGTGCAATGTCCATGATGCTATATTCCATTCCCTCGTCGCATCCAATGTTGTAAATTTCCCCCACGGCTCCGCGCTCTAAAACAGTTATAAATGCTGAAGCCGCGTCGCTCACGTGCAAGAACGCGCGCATGCACGAGCCGTCGCCCTGTATCGTCACTGGCTGGTTTTGGCGCAGTTGCTGGATAAAGCGGGGAATCACTTTTTCGGGATACTGCCCCGAACCATACACGTTGTTCCCGCGGGTGATGATGATCGGCATTCGGAAACTGTGGAAATACGACTGCGCAATGAGCTCGGCCGCCGCTTTGGTGGCAGCGTACGGGTTGGTCGGGCACAGCACGGACTGCTGCTCCGTTTTTTTCACGTCTTGATGATTCATCGTGGATTCGCCATACACCTCATCCGTGCTCACGTGGATGAACTTTTTGAGCCGAGGGCAATGCATGCGCGCAGATTCCAGCAAATTGTGTGTTCCCACCACATTGTCCATTGTGTATTCCAGCGCGTCCGTGAACGACGTTTGCACGTGCGACTGGGCAGCAAAATGCACCACATGCGTGACGTCAAACACCCCGAACACGCTGTCAATTTCGTCCTTGTTTCGCAAGTTGCACTTCACAAAAATGTAGCGCATGTCGCTGCGGACGTGGTCGTCCACGTTGTTCACATTTGCGCAATAATACAGCGCGTCCGCGTTGACAATTCGGATATTTTTGTACTGTTCCCACATCGCATTTATGAAATGCGACCCAATGAATCCCGCTCCGCCCGTCACCAACAGCGTCGTTGTTTCGGCGTCATCAATGCCTCCTCCTCCTCCTCCAAATTCGGGAATCGCGTTTATCGCATTGTGGTTGTTGTTGTTGTTGTTGTTGTTGTTGTTGTTGTTGTTGTTGTTGTTGTTGTTGTTGTTGTTGTTGTTGTTGTTGTTGTTGTACGTTTTCATCAGGGCCTCCACTGCATCCCCAATCGGCCGCACGTTTGGAAACAGGCGCTGCAACTCGCACGTGTCCAAGCAGTTGT